AGATGTTAAACAGTTTAATGATAAAATCCAAGATGTATATTTTTCAGCAATTGATACATATAGAAATGACGTCAACGATCTTAAAAGATTAAAAGCCAGTACAGCAAGATATTTAGATTTGGAGTCCTAATGTCAAAAGGATTTCTGTTATTTGCTCACAACAACGGTGAAATTGATTATATCAAGTTAGCATCTATTTGTGCTAAACGAATCAAAAAATATTTAGATAAACCAGTAGCATTGGTTACAGACTCTGATGTGTCTCTTAAAGAATTTGATTTTGTAATTAAATCTTCTTTAGATAACACCAACACTAGAATATTAAACAATAAAATTCAGCCTTTCCATAACATTTCAAGATTAGACGCATTTAGGCTAACACCATTTGAAGAAACAATTATTATTGATGTGGATTACATAGTAAGTAGTACAGTGTTAAATGAATATTTTGATACTACTGAAAGTTTTTTGATGGCATCGGGCGTAAAAAATTTACATGATGCTCAAGAAGATTGTACAATGAGAGGCCTAAAAATGAAATGGGCAACAACTATCTATTTTAAAAAAGATAAGATAGCAGAAGCAATTTTTCAACAAGCAAAACTTGTAAAAGAAAATTACGAGTTTTATAAACAGCATTTTGGATTTAATGTTTCAAGTTATAGAAACGATTATGCTTTTACTATAGCAGAACACATTGTTAATGGACTTAATACAACTAATATGGCTTTGCCTGACATAAATTTTTTAGTACTGCCAACAGACGAAATTTTATCAGTATCGAACGAAAAATTTGTATGTTTAGTTAATAATCAACCTTGTGTATTTAAAGGTGTTGATTTACACTTTTTTAATAAGAATACTATACTAGATTTTGAAAAGGATTTGGTATGAAAAATTTTGGATATTTATTAATAGTAAACAACGATTCTAATAAAAAATATCATAATATGGCTCAGTTATTAGCATCGAGCATTAAGAAAACACAGCCAAAAGGTTATGATAAAGTTTGTTTAATTACAGACGACAGCTACTATCATAAACATCAAGATTTAATGTATGACCTTGTTAAAGTAAAAGAAGGTGTCAAAGGCTGGGATCAAAGAAATTATATGTTTGAGTTAAGTCCTTTTCAACATACAATTTGTCTAGATGTTGATATGCTTATTACAAGGGATATTAGCCATTGGGTTGATCATTTTATTAACAAGACGTCAGGTTTGATTATTACTGATACAGTTCTAAAATATAACAATGAAGTAATTACAAATTTATCTTGTAGACCCGGTTACAAAGAAAATGATATACCTGTATTATATAGTGGGTTTACTTATTTTAATAAAGAATCGTCAACAGCATCTAACTTTTTTAAACTTGTTTCTTATATTACAGAACATAAAGATGAATTTAAACGATTATATATGAGTAAAAAGTATCCTCCGCAGATAGGAACAGATGAAGCATTTAGCATAGCAACTTATATTCTTGGTATCGAAAATGAAGTTACTACTAATACAAGTTTTCCTAAATTTGTTCATCTAAAAACCAATCTTCAAGATTTAAAAATACAATCTATTAATTTAGATTTAGGATATCATATTGATTCAAATGCTAATATATCTATAGGAACGTTTTCACAAAATGAAATTATTCACTATAGCGAGAAAGATTTCCCTACTGCGGAGTTAAACTATCTTTATAAAAATCAGTTACTAGAGGGTTTTAAAAATGTATAAAATTATCTATGACGACTTAGGAAATATACTTCAATATACAACAGTGCTATCACACGAAGAGCCAGGATTAAATTCAGCAAAAGTTCCAGAACAGTATAATGATTTAATTAAAAAAGTCAGCGATGGTAATCGATCTATCAAAGACATAAAAGTTGATATGGAGTCGAAAAATCTAGTATTAATTGACATAGCAACACCTGTTAAAACAAAAGATAGATTACAAAATAAGTTTGTAAAAGTTTCTAGAAACACAATGAATAATGATTTAAGCATTGTAATAAAAACTATAGATAGTAAACCTTGTATGCTAGTAACGTCTAATCATGAAGATGACAGAAAATTTAGTTTATATCTAACCAGGAAAGGAAATATAAATTATTTGTATCAATCGTTTGAATGTGAAACTAATAAAACAAATACATTTGAAATTGATCAATTAGATTATAGGAAACTATTTTCAGAAGATTTTTCTCTATACTATAGAAAAATTTTTAAAAGAGCAGGATATCAAGTACAATGAAAATTAAAGATATTGATATAATTTTTATAAGTTATGATGAACCAAATGCCGAAGAAAATTGGGCAAGGCTTGTTAAAATTGTTCCTTGGGCAAAACGTGTTCATGGTGTAAAAGGCAGTGACAATGCTCATAAAGAGGCAGCCAAGCAGAGTGAAACAGATTGGTTTGTTGGTGTAGACGGTGATAATATTATTGATGAAAAATTTCTGGACATTGATATTCAAGATATTCCTGATGTAAATTGTTACAGTTGGTGCGGAAGAAATAACATTAACAATCTTACATATGGCAACGGCGGCCTAAAAATTTGGAAAAAAGATTTTGTTTTAGAAATGAAAACACATGAGTCTGCTGATACTGATGTAGCACAAGTTGACTTTTGCTGGGAAGATGGATACAAAAATTTTCCAGAAGCATTTAGTACTACAGTTATTAACAAAACACCACAACAGGCATGGAGAGCAGGTTTCCGCGAAGGTGTTAAGATGATAACAGTTAAAGGAATATTACCACCTGTTGATAAAATTAAAGAAACTGTACACTGGCAAAATTTACATAGATTAAGAATATGGAGTTCAGTTGGTAGCCATATTAACAATGGAAACTATGCTATACTTGGTGCTAGAATGGGTACGTTAATGTGTTATAGTGATTGGAATTATATTAATGTACGTGATTTTTCTGAGCTTGATAGTATTTTTGAAACCCAAGTTAAACACCTTAGTGATAATGATGCTGTAGAAAAAATTATTGAGTTAGGTAAGCAAATTAGAAAAGATATTGGTTTACATTGGGCTTACTTTGACCCAGCCCAGAGTTTACATATGATCGAACTATACGAAGAAGCAATACGATTAGGTAATACCTATTACAATAAGGAAAGAATATGGACAAGTGGTTCTTAGTATATGATGATCCTTTTGCTAGACAAAACTTTGAAAAAGCAAAAGAAAAGTTAGAAACTATACAGAAAATAGTAACTGGTACAGGAATACACGATAGTCATCGTATGTGTGCTAAAAAAAGTATTACTGATAGGTTTATAGTGCTTGATGCTGATTGCGATATATTAGATAGTTTTTCGTATACAACATTTTTAAATAGTTTAACACCAGAAAAAAAGGTTTTTGTTTTTAGGTCAATAAATCCTGTAAATGATCTTGTTTACGGTCACGGGGGTATAAAAGTTTTTGACAGACGATTATTTAATAATAGTAATGCTGTTGATATGACAACTGCCTTTGATATTGTTCCAGTAGATTATGTTACTAATGTACACAGATTTAACAGTACTCCTTTTCATACTTGGCGTACAGCATTTCGTGAGTGTGTAAAATTATCAAGTGGAACTGTAAAATTAAGAAACAAAAAAGATGATGAATATAGATTAACAACATGGTGCGAAGTTTTTAATAATGTAGATCATGCTGAATTTGCTAAAGCAGGTGCGCTTGCTGGCAGAGATTACGGCTATAAAAATAAAGATTTAAATATGATAAATGATTTTAATTGGCTAAAAAATAAATTTGAGGAAACAGTATAATGTTTTGGAAACCAGACCCTAATAAAAAATATAAAAAGATAGCCAATAAAATCGGAAAAGGTTTCTGTACAGCCAAATGGAATCATGTAAGTATACATTTACATACAGGTGATAACCATAGTTGTTATCATCCTGGTATGCACAAAGTTAGTTTAGAAGAATTAAAAGAAAATCCTAGTGCGTTACACAATAGCAAATACAAAAAAGAACAACGCAAGATGATGTTAAACGACGAAAGACCCCCAGAGTGTAGTTATTGCTGGGCATTGGAAGATGTTGGAGAACTAAGTGATAGACACTTTCGTAGTGCTGAATTTGAAGAAATAGAAAAAGGAACTGTAGATAAAATTAAGGCAATGCCTTGGGACGCAGATGTCATGCCTAAATATCTAGAAGTTAATTTTGGTAACGAATGCCAAATGAAGTGTAGTTATTGTACCCCTAGCATTAGTAGTGCTTGGGAAAATGAATTTAATAAATTTGGTGATTACCCGTTAACTAAAAGAGAAAACTGGAGACAGTATCACGCAAACAATAAAAATAGAGAAAATTGGATTTATAAAGAAAAGAATAATCCGTACATTGAAGCATTTTGGAAATGGTTTCCAGAAGTTTATCCTCAACTACACACATTAAGAATTACTGGAGGCGAGCCTCTTTTAAGTAGTAATGTCTTTAAAGTTATGGAATATATGGAAAATAATCCAAATCCAAACTTAGAATTTAGTGTGAATACAAATATGTGTATACCGGAAAGGAATCTAAAAAAGTTTATCAATAAAGTTACTGTGTTAACACAGCAGAAAAAGATAAATCGTTTTCAATTGTTCACAAGCATAGATACATGGGGAGAACAAGCAGAATATATTAGAGATCCAATGAACATAGAACTTTGGGAAAAGAACGTTGATACATTTATGACTGCTGTTCCTAAAGCACAATGCGGACTTATGATCACCGTAAATTTCATGTCTGTGCACCGTTTTAAGGGTCTACTAGCGCAGATCTTGAAGTGGAAGCGTAAATATAACACCTTAACACATAATCGCTTTACAATAGACACACCGTACTTAATAGAGCCAAAACATCTCAGTTTACAAATAATGGAAGATGAACATTTGGAAGTTATGTATGATTCTTTAAATTTTATGAAAGAAAATACTAAGAATTGGAATTTCAATTACTTTAGTGACACTGACATTACCAAATGGGAACGTGTAATAAAATGGGTAGAAAGTAATAGATTTACTGGAAGTGAACTACAGTCAAATAGGGTTGATTTTTATAAATTTGTAAATGAGTATGATAAAAGACGAGGAACGAATTTTTTAAAAACGTTCCCCGAATTGACAGATTTCTATAATAGATGTGCTAGTGAGTTAGATCCGAAGCCATTGGAAAAATTTTAGCAATTACTTGGGCACAAGCATGTGCTATTTCCATATGTTCTTTTTGTGTTCCATTAGCACCACGAAGCTCAATATAGTGCATCCAACTACGTAATGTGCCATTCATATACAATGTTGTTTTAGTAATACCTTCGGGTAAAACTTTACGTGCTTGTTCTTTGGCAATTCCTTTTTTAATTGCCCAATCATATTCTTTCTTGGCTAAATGAGCAATACGCATCTGTGCGTGTAACCAATCCGTTTGTAGTTTTTCATCATCAACTTCAATACTATTTTGCCTGTTCTTTTCGTCTTGTAACCTTGCTTCACTGTATTCAAACATATCGCCTTGCTCATCTGGATTAGCATAACGTTGGCTAAACTCTTGGAAACTGAAAGATCTATGTCTTACAATTTGATGTGCGATGTCACGTGTAGTTTGAATTTCTAGACAAGCAGAGACCATTTCAAAAGGACTCCAGTGCTTGTGTTTCGCAAGGTAGTTAAGCAATTTGGTACTTGTCTCAGTATTAAACTGGTTAGCGGGGTTAGAAACCCTAGCGCAATAGGCAATAAGATCTTGTACATCTTCTAATCCCTCTGCTTCAAAACTCTCATCAGGCTTTGAATAACTTATTAATCGAGCATTCATGAATCATCGTCCTTCATTATGTTTTTTGTTTGTCCTTCGACGTCTTTTTTTAATTTGTCGATATTAATATTAAAATTGATGCCTTTTATTTCTTTTGACCATTCTCTTAAAGCTGACATTAACTTCGCAACTACTTCGTCTTCGTGAGAAAAAGGCAACTGCTCAGTTAAGTCAACTTCCCATATACGTCCGTCCTTGAATTGTATTTCAACACCATGAATATACCTAATGGGCATACTGCTCATGTAAATGTGTTCAAAAACTTCCGGCCAGTGTTTGATAAAATCCTCTGGTGGTCGGTAAGGCTTTTTATTATGCACTTACATCAACTTCTTTTTTCTTAGCAGTAGTTTTCTTCTTTGTTGGAACAAGTTTCTCTGCTTCATCACGTAAACGCTTTGCTTCCTTGTACATAGCATCTGCTTGTGAACGGTATTGACGTGCTAAATCATCATCAGTAAGTGGAGCATTTAAATCCTGCCTTACTTCAGTAGGTGCCGCTTCTGATGTAGAAGAAGGTGTATCTTTAGCAGTAGCGATAGTTTCTTCTGTTTCAGTTACTGCTAATTGATCAACTGTAATACCTTTTTGTTCAGCAATCATCTGATTTAGTTCTGATAATACTACAGTATCAGTTGAAGTGGGTGTCATAATAACACCTGATGTAGCCACTTTTTTCAGTCTACCATCTGTATGTAATGCCATAAGCATTTGTCTACCATCTGGAAAATAACGTCTTGAAAGTACATCAGCAAGCTCATTTGCTGTTTGTGCTTGATTGCTTTCAACTACTTTCATTAATTCATCATGTTGCGCATCTGTAAGACGTGCTACATCAACAACTAATGCGTTGTCTGATTCTCCAGGTAGTGTTCTATAAGCAACAAGTACTTTCGCACCGTTGTTTTTCATTTTACCTGTATGTTTTAAAGCCATAACTTTCTCCTTATTGCGCTGGTTTAGCCGCTGGTTGTTCTGCTGGTGCTTGAGCTGGTGCTTCACCTTCAGCTGGTTGCTTCGGTGTTACTGACTCTAAGAAAGTGTTTAGTTTATTAAACACTTTACCAACTGATTCCATTTCGTTTGCTCTAAAAGCGCCGCGGGTTGATGCTACATCAATAATAGTTTTAATAGCATTAAGGTCATTAATTGTTAATTCAGCAGGTACTTGACCTTCAGCGGGTGCTTGTGTTTGTGCTTCTGCTGTCTTATTTTCATCTGTCATAAGTTTTTATCTCCTTGTATATGGACAGGCTAACATAAAATATGTTAACTCTTTTTCATCTTCGAAACCAACAATACTTTTTGTGCCCTTATTAGTTTCTTGATTAGTTAAGCAATATCTTCCTTTAAGTTTATACTCTATCCAATCAGCAACATCGTTATCCCAAAGGAATTCGTTTGAACTTAATTGGAACGTATGAAAAGTAGGAGGTACCCAACTAATTCTACGTTTTTTCAAAATGCTTAATGGCGATATATCTAACATTGTGTTGTATTTAAATAATAGTAGTACATTACTCGTTATTCCTGGATCATACGTTGTCTAAGTGCTCTAGTATATCCAAACTTTTTAACGTCTCCGCTAAAAAGATATAGTTCAAATGCTGATCTTTCTGAAAACACAGTGATATCCTTTTTGGTTATAAAGTATGGTGTTTCAATAAACTTGTCTAACCATACCAAAATTTGTGGAGTTATAGTAAACTTTCCTGGAAATTTAATCTTGTATGATTTAAGTTTAGCATCATTAATAACAAAGTCAACACCTTTTTCTGTCAAACGCAGTCCTCCGGACTCTTTTGATCTTAGGTTATACCACCATTCAGCAACTTTCTCTTTAATTAATGTTTCTGTTGGATCAATATCTGCGGCTTGTAAAAATTTTTTAGTATAATCATCTTTATTGATCATCACTCTTTAGTACTTCGCCCTTTGTTAACTTTACAACTTCGAAGCTTTCTGTTTTAAACATTCTATTCAATTTTCTAGCCAAGTTATGTGCGTGTCCGGGATTAGAAAAACTTACTTTCTTATACTTAGGTCCGGGATAGCTTGTAACTAGACTGCCGCTCTTTAAATTGAAAGGAGAACCTTCGTAAAACACAGCCCAGATTGCCTCAGCTTCGAGAATCTGTTCTACTTTATATGTGTCTTTGTTAGCAAATTCTAACAAAATTTTTGGCTTTGGTCTACTCATTATATACGTAATCCTTTTAATTAACTACGCATATATTTATCCCTTTAGAAGTCGCCGCCGTCCATCTTGACATTAACTGTTTGTTCTGCTACGGATAATTTATCCATTTTAGACCCAATATCGTTAATGGTTTGTGAAAGTTTTGATGTAATTAAAGCAAGATCGTATACAAGATCTTTTCCTTCTTGTAATGTAATTTTGATTTCTTTTTGATTAGCTTTTTCTGCCGTTCTTATACGTTGTACTATTTTTTCAATACTAGGCATTCTATCAGGTAAATTACTCATTTTGAAACCTTTGATAGCATGGAACGCATTTCCATTTCTGTCTTAAACGGGCCTTTATATTCATATCTTTGAAGTGTAATAAGTTTAGGACAAAAACTCTTAACCCAGCCTTTTTCAAACCTAATTGTGTAGTAACCAGCACAATACAAACTTTTAGAATCCTTGCTTTTAGTAAACAACGGTAGCTTTTTCTTAACATCAAACATACTGTTGTGTGGATTTGTACTTGTTGGAAAACTATGAACTTCATTAGGTAACGCATCGTCTGCTTCTTTTTTAATTTTTACAACGAAGAAGTCTTTTCCGAATTGTTGTAGTACACTTTTCCTGTTTGGAAAAAATTGTACTCCGTTCTCATTACTCATTACAAATCTTGTATCGTCTTTTCTTAATGTAGCGAATTTTTCGCCGTCTTGTTCAACGATCCAAAATTTGTTTTCGATAATTGGTTTAGCAATTAAAGTAGTCATTGTGGATACCTCGCATTTAATGGTTCAGCATAACTTTGTGCCTGATCAGCAATTTTTTGAAGATCAAAAAGATTACAAAACTTCATAAGTCTAATACCTACTTGACTAATGTTTTTATTTTCTTCAATACATTCTGAAATAGTTGTTGCTATAATTTGTTTAATCTCATCAGGTTGAGCTGAAAGATCAATTAGTATTTTGTTACGTTCGTAATCTTCAAGAACCCGATGTTCTTGACCATTGTGATCAGTCCATCGCTGTAACATAAGATTATTCCAATTAAAGCCTTTTGAATTACGATCTTCAAACGCTTCTAAGAGTCCGACTTTGTTTCTTGATCCCTTCGTTCTAACTCCCGGATAAGCTGAGAAAACGTTGTCACTTGTGTCTCCTCGCATACACTTTTGGAAGAGGAGCCACTCTGGGTCCGGGGCTTTTTTTGGCTCTCCTGTTTTTTTGTCTTTGACTGGTTGTCCTTTGGCATCGTAGTATCCTTCATATGTAATGGTTGTTTCACTAACACCGTTGTATTGCTTTACATTAGGTGCTATTAGTTGTTCAAAGTCGCTATCTGTACTAATAATAACATGATTGTCATTAGGATGACTTTGAATCCATCCAGCAATTAGGTCATCCGCTTCTAATTGTGAATTTTGTAAAACACTACAGTTTGTTTTTTCATTAACGAAGTCTTTGAATGTATCAAAAGATTCCCAAAATAATTTATCTTCTTCTTGTTCTTTTTCAGTAAGTGCAGCTCGTGCCACAGCACGATTTGCCTTATAAGGCTCATAATGATCTTTACGCCAGCTACGTCCTTCTAAGCAGAACACAACATGTGTGCCGTCAAAATCTTTCCATGCTTTTCTAATACTATTAAGTGTAATATGAAATGCCATACCAATTTTAATATCGGCATCGCCTCTTACAACGTGTCTAGCACGAAAAAATGTATTTGCTGTGTCTACTAAGATATATGTCATTTTACTTCACTTTTGCCTTTGTCTATTGGTGTTACACTTATAAATCCTGCGTCTACCTTAGGATCTTGCCCTTGTTCTTCTAAGATGTTACGAGCTAGATCTTTAAACCAGCGATCTACAATTTCCTCTTCAGGATCGCCGTCAAAGCCATAACCTTCTTGTCTTAATTTTAACACAAAGTACTCGTTCCAGTCAAGCTCAAAGAATCCATTTTTAATATTTTCTGGATTAACTTGTGTATCCAAAACACAAACCCAAGGTTCTTTCTTCTTAGTTGCCGCTTTCTTTTGCTTTTCTAAAAGTTCACGATGTTCATCTCGCGGAGACTTAGTTGTACTTTTCTTAGTCTCGTCTTTCTTAAATATTTTCTTTATAAAGTCCATAACTTATCCTTATGTTCCGATAGCGTTACCGAACAAGTATACGTGTACCCTTGCGGCCACATTGTATCCTCGTTCAAATGCCATCTTAGCAACTTCACCGGCTGTTGCTGTTTGTTCTTCTTCTCTAGCACCAACAGGCATAACCCATACCGGATAATCTACACCTTGTGCTTTAAATTGTGAGATAACATCTTCCATCTCTACCCACTGATGTTGCTCACTGCCTACAACAAATTTTAGTTGTCCCCTGTTAGATAAATTAAAGTATTCTGCTACTGTTTCAGGCTTAATTGCTTTTTTTGCTTGTTCACCTGCTACACTCCATAGTTTAGGTGATACACTAAAGAATAATTCAACATCCTTAGTAACTTCATTATCTACATGCCAAAAGTCCTTAAACTCTTGTGTAAGTGCTTGTGTGCCGTTAGTTTCAAATGTAACACTCGCAGGCATATTGTTTAATCTTTTAAACTCTCGCATAATACCAATGAACGCTTCTTGTCCATGCTTCATTAAAGGCTCGCCGCCTGTAACACAGAAGTGTTGTCTCTGTCCTGTAACAGGATGTAGAAACAAACCATCTGGGTTACTATCTGTTTTAATAGTATCAATAATTTGATGTGCTAGTTCAACAGCAGTCTTCTGCCCCATTAGATGCTTAAACTTCTTTGACCAAGTGTAACTGCTATCGCAACCCTTGTCCCAAACAGGCAAGTCTTCTACACGAGTTACTGTACTTGTGTCAAACTTTTCAAATGGCAAATCATATGTGTCTGGGTTACGGGGATCAATCTGTCCAAAACCATTACACTGTAGATTACACAAAAAGAAACGCACCCAAGCAGTGGGCACACCTGTGTAGTGTCCTTCACCTTGAATACTGTGAAAGATTTCGCTATAGTAATATTTCTTATCAGTTGCTATCGTCATTGTAATACTATTATACCTTTTTTATCTGTTTTTGTCAAGTTCTTTTTTGGATATAGACCAAGCACCGCCATCAAGTTCTTCCCAAATTAGATCGTCGCCGACATCCCAGCCAACTTGGTCTAAACTGCCTGGAGGAAATTCTATGAATAGTTCTTTAGTTTTACTATTTTCTTTTACTTCGACAATCCAACTATTGTCGCCTGTCTTTTTTGGATAATCACTCATTTTAAATCTTTTAACCTTTCTTCAATTCTAGCACAAACAATTTGATTTCCTTCTCGTGTATAATGATTAACATCACCTCTATAATAAGGCCACATGCTTGATAAGTCAAGACGATGATCTTCTTTAGCGTATGCTAGTGCTGTATCAAAATGATCGACATGTAGAGTAGGAACATATCTAGTCACTTCGTTAATTTCTTTTCGTAAAAGGTTGTATATGTCTTGGTAATAATCTGGATCAAAATGATACTTAAAATAACCTTTTGCTGATTTTATTGCTGGATCTAAAGTAAATTTTTTTGATTCAACATCAGATAAAAGCAAATCGCAATCTTTGTGTAGTTCTGTATTATGAATACTTTTGCGTGTATGTACTCTATGTGGACTAGTGTGAGCTATAACAATAAAGTTGTATTGTCCTATATTAGAAATACTTTGTAGTTGCTTTAATATTTTATACTCACTTACTCCGGCTTGAGCAACATTAGTTACTTCATATAATTCACGTAGAAGTAGAGGCCAACCCTGACCTTGATCATCTGGGTATCGAGCGGCGAAACTATCGCCAGCGATTAATAATCTTTTAACCAAGTAATATAATCCTCTGCTATTAATTTATGGTATTCTTTATTATAATGTTCACCGTCATCTAAAAAGTATTGTTCGTGATTTATAAACTTTTTCTTAAAATATTGTTCAACAGTAAAAGGTGATACTGCTGTAACTTTTAATTTTCCATAGAAATCAAATTTCTTAGGAAACACCATTCTATTGGTCATGTTAAAGAAAAATAAACCACAGTTTTGATCAGCACACATTCTATCCATCGTATATATGTCTTTAAAGAAGTCTCTTTGTTCTAAATGTGTGTTTAAATCAAAAAACAATTTTACTTTCATAAAACTATCTTTTCTTATGTCTGGGTCAATTAAAGCGTTTTGATAATCAAAGTTAACTCCTGCCCCTTGTTGAAAATCACCGTGATGTGGCTTATTATAAAGTTGAAATCTATCTTCATTAAACAATTCGTCTTGATAGATGTCAATTAATCCGTTGTGTTTTTCTTTTACTTTAGTTGTAAAATAATCAACAGGTAATACATCAGGGGACAATGTTTTATTACCAGCTAACATAAATCTGTTCCATGCTGATAATAAAACAAAGACTTCGTCGACGTCTGGATATCGATCAAACATACTTTTTAACCAATCTGGATATACTCTATTACATGATCCAGGAACGGCATAAATTGCTGTTTTCTTATTATGTTTTAACCCGTACAATTCTGCGTAGTTGTTGTCATTCCACATAGAATAACTTCCTGGTCCTACTTTACCAGGAATTGCCTCATAGCCACAGGTATGGCTGTCACCTAAAAAAACAGTAGTCCCCATATTAGAAATATTTCTCTAATACTTCTAGCTGATCGTGGTACTCAGCAATAACTTTGAGTTCTTTTTCGATTGCTTCCAAGATATCTGGATGCTCTCCAACTCCTGCTGAATTCTTAAGATACACTTCGACATTCATTGCGTGTTTAGCAATATGTCCGCGAGCGTGTTCTTTAATTGCTTCAATCATGTTCTCACGATTATATTCTCTACCTAGTGCCATTACTATCTCCTTTTCTATAGTTTCCTTTTTCTGGTATTACATGACGTACACCGCCACGTGGATCTTCCATGTCACCTTTACGTCTTGGTATAAGATGTACATGCGGCCACATAACAGTCTGACCTGCTTCTTCTCCTACATTTTGACCAATGTTATAAGAATCACAAATACCCTTTTGTACCCAATCGTACCCCCAAGCATAAGCGGCTTTATAACATTTAGCAAGACTATCCCAGTCTTCAATTTTAGGAACAAATAATAAATGTCCTTCTGTTACAGGAAATCCGTCTTTGAATACTACAAAGTCTCTAGTATCAATTACTACATCTTTCCAAGGAACATCTTTAAACTCCATTATCGTGTTCTCCTAAAAGTTTTAACTGCAGGATCGTCTGGTAAGTCACTTGCTTTAACTGTAAATTCGTAACCTGCCATGTTTCCAACATAGTGTTTGTGTTTAGGAACATAAACAAAATGTACTTTTACTGTATTCATACTTACGTCGATAAACTTTTCTAACCGGACATTTATGATATATCCATTTGTTTCTTTATCGTTGTTTGTACAATGTACAGGAACCATTTGATCGATCATATTATGCGACATTTAATTCTTCCTTTATATAACGTTTTAATTCGTGATCTCCTACGTTCTCAGGTACTTCATTTTTATAAAAAAGTCTATAACTGTCAGAACCGTACTTACCAATACCGTATAGTTGTGTAGCATCATCGCCATCCCAATCTTTGAATTGTTCGCTCATTCGATACAGTCTTTCTGCTCGAACGTGCTTCATACCAAGCGGAGCAATTACTTCTTCAATCTCTCTGCGTGTTGCGTGTAATAAACTTGTGTGGGTAGACCACTTAGCAAAAAACTTAGGTAGTACTGCTTTAACTTGTTTACGATTAGTTAAGTTAAGACAAATAACACCAACCATATGTTGCCATACGTTGTCTACTTGCTGTTGGACCATTAAATCGTCACGCATTAGTCTTTTCCGATCTAATACAAACTGCTTGTGTGCCTTCAGGAAAATACCCTGTATCAACACCTAAATCATCTAGTAAAATTTCTCTACCTACAAAGCATTGTTCCATAGTGTCAAACTCATACCATGCTTCAATTATAGGTTCTTTAGTATCTTGAACTGGGTTAAACATTAAATTAATAAAAACTAAAGTCCACATTATTGGTATTCTCCTACGTTTTCCCAAGGATATACTAACCAAACATCTTCTTCAGCTTTGTTAACCTCATGAACTGTATAGTCTACCTTACCGTTAAACTCGCTTGACAAGTTGTCTGTAAGTGTTGCGAATCTAACATTATTATGCCAAATCTTTTCCCATTTAGGATCATTAGGTAAGCAACCTGCCTTCCAGTCTTCTTTGATCCAGTTAAATGTAGCACCAGTATCGTTGATGTCATCTACAATAAGAATTTTCTTTTCTAGTGGACCGCCTGTAACACGATCTTCATCTTTTGGAACATAACCAAACGCATCTTCAGCCATCCAGAAATTGCTTTCGCTCATACCATTATCATCACGTAGGCTTACTTTTAGTGCTTCACAACGAATGCCAGTCATGTTTGAAATAATTGTTGCGGGAACATTACCGCCTCGTGTAATGCCTACAATGTAATCAGGATGCCAGTTATCCTTATACATCTGTTTAACAATACTTACACACATATTT